ACTACTATGCTAACTAACCTATTCTTCTCGCTTTCTCTAACTTTAGTTATGATATTATCTATAACCTCAAATATATCTTCAACCGTTTCAAGTTGAATATACAACATTTTTTGTAGGTCTATTCCTATTGTTCTTAAAAACTCCTCATTCATGGCGTTTTCAGTATCAATATAAACTGCAAGACCTCCTTGTTTTTGTGTATTAGCTAAAATTTGAGCAGAGACAAGAGACTTACCTGATGCCTCTAGACCAGTTACTTCGGTAATTCTACCAACTGGTATACCTCCATTTTTGCGATTAGAAATGGCCATGTCTAGCATAGAAGACCCTGTACTTATCCATTCCGTAAGATCAGTTGGTGTATCTTCTGCACCATCGAGAAAGTACGCGACTTTATAGTCTTTAAACTTTTTGTTTAGAGAATCTGCTAAGATTCCTGCTAAACTATCTCTATCTTCTCTTTTACTTGCCATATCTTAATTAAATAAATCGTCAAAAGCTTTGCTAATATCATCAGTTGTTGATGCTTTTTGTGCAGTAGCTTCTTCTTTTTTAGGTGATTCTGTACTTGTATTAGAATTGTTAGTTTCCCATGGAAGATCGTTTGGACCTTCATTTGCTCCTTCACCTTCAGGGTTTAACCAAGATTCCAATGCTTGTTTCAAATCATCATAACTTTGCTTTTTAAAGATGCTAAAGATTTCAGACTGACCATTCATAATAGTATCAGCTAAACCTTTATCTTCAGTTGCTGGTGTTTGATTAGGTTTTACACGAATTGCAGTTTTTGGATATGTACCTGCACCTTCTGAAGGCGTAAATTCTACTACAATATCTCTACCTGCACTTAAATCTGTAATGTCACCGTAATCTGGATCAGCAATAAAACCTAGTAGCTCAGTATAAACTTGCTTACCAAAGCCCCAAAATTTAACGCCATCTCCTTCTTCTCCTCTTACAACAACTGGTACATAAACTCTCATTTTTGGTTCAAGCTTTTTTGATAATTTCCAGTCATCTGAGTTACCTGTAGATTTTAGTTTGTCTGCAAATTCTACTACTGGGTCAGACTCACCATAAGTTACCGGTGATAAATAATTTCTTTTGCCTAAATCATAGTGAAAGAATAATTCCAAGAATGGATTATCTTTGTCATGCTGATAAGGTACGATTCTAACCTGATTAGAACCTGGTTTAGGTTTCCAAAGGTTATCTGTTCTCTTTGTTTGAGATTGTAAGTTGTTTAACTTACGACGGATTGCATCTAAATCAATTGCCATTTTAATTCTCCTTTTAATTGTTAATAGTTAGTTAATATAATAAAAAAAATTCATACTATAAAACTTCTGTTAAAGTTTTTTCATAGTATTTTTTAACAGCTAGTTCTTTTGCCTTTGCTTCAACAACGACATCAATATCTAGACCGTAATCTTTAATCTCTTCAGTAATATAATCTGAATGAGCTTGTTCCTTTATTTTGCTAAATTCTTTGTACATACCTGCTAGTGTTGGCCAATCTTGCATTTGTTCCATAGTGATTTTATTGTTATCACATATTTGCTCTATAATAAGTTTTTGTTCGGCTCTTCTTGACTCGGAATAGTGAGTACATGGTTTTACACCTTTTGGCCAAGTTGAAACAGCAAGTTTTAAGGCTTCTTCTTCAGTCATATCACCTGTGCAAAACTTATGATGGTAGTAATCAAATACGATAGGTATGCCAACTACTTTGTATACGCCTTCATACAAGTCTTTTACAGAATACATATTACCTTTGTCATCGTTTTCGACCGTAAGACGTGCTTGAGCAGATGGTTGTAGGCGTAAGAAGTTTTTACAAAATCTTTCAAGAGCAGATTTTTTATCGCCATAAGCACCACCGACATGAATGTTAATTTTTGCCATACGAGACTTTGGTAATCCCATCAGATCCATAATCTGTGCAGACTTATTAAGTTCATTCATAGCATTTAGTACTACTTCTTCGTTTGGAGAAGCTAGTACACAAAACTGGCCGGGATGAAATGATAGACGTTGACCATTATCCATTGCCAATTTACCAATGCCACGTAGCAAATTAGATATTTTATCAAAATCTGGTAAATCTGTCAATTCATATTCAGACATCCAAGGCATCATATCACTAGACATGCGATAGACCTTGATATTGTTTTGATTATTCCAACTTACAATTTTTGTTAGATTTCTTAAGTTTTCTAAAATTAGTTCTGAACAGTAAGAGATGCCTTTTGCATCGAATGTTCTGCGTATCATACTTCTGTTACAAGATACACCTTGAGCCGATAATTCCATGTTAATACATGCGTAACCTAGTTGTTTTGCCATATTTTTAATATAATAAATTTATTTGACATAGAAAAATTATTTCCAAAATAATTGAACACAAATTATTCCTGTCGCGAGTATCAATGACGTAAAAGTCTTCAGCGTTATCCCTTCTCCCATGAATATCCAAGTTAGTATTGCATAAGAGCTAATTCCAAGTGCAAAACCTAAAAATCTACCAGGCCATAACAAACCATCAAAATGCTCAAAAGCATACTTTGTTGCTAGTATGAAAGCATAAGATATTGATGTGCCACCGACTATTGATAATATTAAAGGATTTTTTTGGAACCATGTCCAGATGAATTGTCCGTTAGTTTGAAACCAGATAATAGTTTGACCGAACAAAAATAGAAGTACTGCTAGTGTCAGTTTACTCATTAGTTAATTTTTAATAATTACTTGTTAATGTTTATTTAGTATAAATATAATAAAAATATTTCAAATAAAAAAATCTGGAGTGAATTATTTCACTATTTTTTTGAAAGTTTTTTTAGTTCTTTTCTAATCAAATCCATCAAAAGACCCTTTAATTCTTCTTCGTCTTTATCTCTTCTCTTTAGATGAGCCTCTGGATCGTATGGTGGATTATTTGGAGCAGTATGCTTTTTGCCTACTGGTGTAGTGTATCGTAGCCCTAAAGTCTCATCAGTTGTTCCTTCGTTTGCAAATCTAAATGCACGAAGTTGAAATTCTATAATTCCAACTGCCCTTGTTCTATTCTGTTTTCCGATAAGCTTTGCCATCGCTAATTTATTAAATATGAGTTCTGCTGCTTTTTTTGGATTCATCGCTTTACTTTTATGTATATTATTTCTTGTACCTCTGTATCTATTCTACGAAGGCCAGAATCGTTGGTTAATAAAATACTGTCTCTATAACTTTCCCATTCTAGTTGGAATGAAGTATCTAATACCCCATTGTTGCATATTTTTATACACTCGTTGAGAGCGTTTATTGTATATAGCGTATTTGTCTGTTTCTTTCTGTGTAGTGATATGGTATCTGGTAATATCTTAACATCTCCGTTTGCATCAATATTATACGTACACATTAGTTCTCTAACGTCATCTGCATTTTTTAGGACAAAAATCTTATTATACAAAATATCATACGCATCTACTATCTTATCAATAGTTTTTGATAGGACTTTATTATTAGTAAATGTGCATAATAATTGTGTTCTCATTATGAATATACCTCCTGTGTTGCTTGTTTAAGATTTTTTGCAAGCTCAGGGTGAAGTTTCATCTCAAACTTTATAGAACTACCCCCATATCCTCTACCATCTTGTCTTATTACTATTGTTGATACCTTTACCTCTTTTTCACCTTCAATGGCATAAGCTAAATAAGGTTCTCCCTTTTCACTTCTCTTGACTGTTAAATTTTCCTTTAAAGAATCAAAATCACTAGTACCAAATATCCTTTCCATTGTTTTTTTATCTAAAGACATGTCACCAATAGCCATTGTTTCTTCTCCTTCAGATACTGCTTTCAGTGGAAACTCAGTTTTAATTTCTTTAATTAGGCCGTCTCTCATTTTTTCATTAGTATTGAGCTGCTCTATTGCCTCATTCTGCATTTCCCTGTGTATTCTATCATCTTCCTCTAGATATTGTTTCGCTTTTTCATTACCTGCGGCAGCTTCTGCCTTAATTGCGGTGAGTATAGCTTTAGAACCACCTCTACTTCCACCACCTTTTTCTGCTTTTTCAATGTTAACTTTAAGTTTCTCTTGAACTTCTGGAGATAATATGTCTTTAGCTCCTTTCGCTAAACGTTCTCTCTCATTTTTTGCATAAACTGTAGGGTCAATTTTAGAACCTTTCATTTCTGGATCCCATTCTTCAACCATAGTTTTAGCGCCTGAATTTAAGAAATTTACATTCTTATCTTTTTTAAGCGAAACTTCATCTAAAAGTTCTTCACCATCTGCGGTTTTAACTTTTACATACATATCTGTAGAGAAGCCCTTGTTTTTCTCATAATCAGTTAGACCCATCGCCTCTACTTCTTCCTTAGCATCCCACGAAGTTCCTATCACCTCAGAGCCTTCCCCATATTGTTGTTTAATTCTATCGAGAATAACTTTACGAGTATTTCTAGCTGACTTTATCCAAGATTTTGTAACAATTCTTGTTCCTTCTTTTTTAAGATTTGGATTGTTAGAAATCTGCTCTTTTTCATGAGCCTCTAGAGAACTCATAAGTAGTTCAAAATCTTCATCTGACATTGAGGCACCCATCATAGTCATAAGTTCTCCGGCTTGTGCACTAATTTGACCTGCTCCTCCTTCTATATCAGAAAAATGTTTCCACTTTTTAGTTTCATCAGTAACTGTTGTGTTCATCATTCTTTCCAACGCTTTAAGGTATCGTTTAGGAAATTTAGTATTATCAGATAAACCTTCAGGTAATTTATATGGTTCTGGAGGTGTAGGAATTGAATATGGTTTATTTCTTTCATTAAACTCATCATCATCAGGCTCCATATCACGTTTAAATTCTTGTGTTTCTGAAGGGTTACCTTTTTTAAGTGTTTTATCTTTTCCTGATATTATCACCTTGTCCTTGACAGGCTGTTTCTCTGTTCCTGCAGTTCTATCAAAAGATACCTGACCTGCTTCTGGCTCTTTTTTATCCGGGCCAGCAGCTTCTTTTTCTTTTTCAACATCCCATGCCTTTTTTGCAGGGTGATCCATTGGCATAGTCCTTGCCGTCTTTGCTAGCATTTCTGCATCTTTTCCATCTTTGTCTTTGTATTTGATAACTGTTTCATCATCAACCTCTGAAAGCTGACTTATGTATTCTGATATGAATTGTTCAGAATATTTCATCGACCTAAAAACGTCAGCTAATATATCAAGATGACTTCTATCTTTTGGATCTGGCATGCCATTATTTACTCGCCAAGCCCATTCACGTACAAGTTTGTTTATTAGTGATTTCATACATTAACCTCAATCTATAAATATCAACAAAAACGATCAGAAACATCATTTAGTTGACCATAATTAACCCCATAACTAATTTTAGTTGGATACTTCATAGCCCTTTTTATTTGCAAAATGAGCTCTTTTCCATCTTTAGGGTCGAAATCAAAAGTAAAACTATCGTAGGTATAAAGTATTAGTTTAGTATTGTAGCTTTCTAGAACCTTAATAACATCGGCCATCGCTTCAGAACTGGCTTCAGTTTCCATTGATTGTATATAATAGTTAAATAACTTTTGTGGTGACATATCTCCTAGTGTAGACATCTCAACCTTTCTTTT